CTAGCTGAATATCCCTCCCGTGCCGGTCGAGCCGGCCGAGAAGCCGGCGCCGGTCAGCGAGGCGCCCGTTCCATTTGTGTCCACATAGCCGTTGTTGTCGGCGCTGTAGGCGGCGCCGGTTCCCAGCCCGGTGAAGGTCAGCGACTGGGCGAAGACCACGCCGATCGCATCGGCCACCAGGAAGGTGGCGAACGACGGGGACCCGGTCAGGGTGATCGCCGCGCCGGCGAGGTTGATGTGGGCGCCGAAGGCCTCGGCGTGGGCGCCCGATGCATTGCCGACGATCGAATAGGGTCCGATCGCGGTGATGGTGGACTTCCCGTTGGCGTGGATGTGGTCGGCGCAGGCGCCGAACGCGATCTGCTGGAACGACAGCGCCCCGCCGACGTCGGCCTTCAGGCCAAAGCTGGCGGACGCGAGGGTGAAGCCTTGCACGGTCAAGGCGCCACCCACGACGGCGATCGCCGAGGCCGCGCCGGTGACGGTGATGGTGCAGTTCGCGGGCGTGACGGTGTCGCCTTGAAGCACGACGTGGCCGCCGCCGGTGAACGGGGCGGAAATGGCAACCGGCGCGTTGTAGGCCCCGGCCGCGCACTGGATCGTGGCGACGAAGCCGCCCAGGTCGTAGGTCGCGTTCAGCACGTTCAGGGCGTGCTGGATGGTGAGCCAGGGCGAGCCGCCGGTCAGGCCGGTATTCGAATCGTTGCCGCTCGCCGAGACATAGAAGGTGGTGTTGGCGGCTAGCCGCAGGCGCAGCCCCATGGAGGCGGCCAGCGCCGCCAGGGTGTTGTCGGCCGGCGCGGCGGCGCCGCCGGTGAGGTTGGACTTGACGGTTGCGGGCGCCATGTTGGCCAGCTTGAGGTTGGCCAGTGAGCCCGCGGCCAGGGCGGCGACCACGTCGGCGCTGGTCAGCGTCACCGCGCCGGTACGGGTGTTGAAGCTGATCACGCCGACCCCGCCGGCGGCGGCGGCCACCAGGGCCTGGATGGCGTTGTAGAGCTGGGTGTGGTCGCCCTTGACCAGCGCGATGCCCGCCTCGGTGATGACGTAGACGATGTTCTCCTGCTGGTCGTTCAGCCAATCGCCGTCGAGGACGACGGGGATCTGGCCAGTGAACGGGTCCGGGTTGGCGAACAGGCCGGCGACGTTTCCAGCGGTGTCGATGCGATGCATGGGGCTTGGCCTCAGACGAAGAGATAGTTGAAGGTGACGAAGGTGTGGAGCTGGTTGACCCGCCGCACGGCGTGTTCGAGCAGGATCACCGGCGTCGTGGTTCCGATCGGAACGTTGATGTCCATTTCCCACCAGAAGATGCTGACGGCGTCGTAGAGCGCGCCCCCGGCGAACCCGACGCCGGCGGAGAAGGGCGTGTGGGTGACGATCGAAACCGGGTAGCCGAACGGCGCGACCAGGGCGAGATAGTCGGCGTCGGTCTGGCCCGCGACACTGATCAGCCTGGTCGCGAGCGCGGCGTGGCGATCGTCAAGTGTCACGGGCGCGGGGATCGCCGGATCGGGCAGTCCGGCGGTCTGCTCCCAGTCCTGCAGCAATTCGACCGTGGTGCGCGGGTCGGCCTCCTCGATCAGATCGAGCGCCCGCGCATCCAGCCTGGCGAACTCGTCGGCGAGGCCCAGCGCCAGCGCCGCCATGGTGCTGCCAGGATCGCGCGTCCACGCCTTGCCGGGCGGCAAGAGCCTCAGCAGGACGTCCTGATATTGGGCGGAGTTGGGCACGGCGCGTCAGACCCAGACGTTCGCGCCGAGCGTCGGCAAGGTGAGAGCGCCCGGGACGACATCGCCCACCGGCGCGATCACCGTATAGTCGCCGGCTCCGACGCCGAGCCCGATCGCCTGGTCATAGTGGGCCTCAAGTATCGCATCGCCTGGAGCGCCCTCGCGGGTGAAGAGATCGGCCAGCTCGGCGGTCACGGCAGTCCGGATGTCGGCGGTGTCGGGATTGAGATGGATGGTGAAGTCGGTCGATCCGTCCAGCGGTGCGAGGGAGCTTAGTCCTGGCTGGGCGGTCAGGGGCGCGTGCGCCACAAGCCACGCCTGCATGGCCGTCACATCGCCCGCCAAGGGAAAGATGTCCGCCCGATCGTCGAAAACGAAGGCGACACCCACGGTGCCGAGGCCGGCGATCAGCGGATATTCCCAGGCGCGGGTGACCCCAGGCATAGCCAGCGCCCATTCCTCATACGAGCCTGGGCCGCCGCCATTGGGCGGGGTCTGGATGCGAAGCTCCAGGCGCCCGAGCAGCTCGGCGTCCGTCTCGGCGTCCGCGCCGCCGGTGAGGCCACCCCCGCCGACCGCGAAGGTGGAGACGACGCCGGCGATCGGCGAGACCAGGGTCAACTGCACGCCCACGTCCGCGAGAGTGTCGGCGCCGGCGGTGTCGGAGGCGACGCTCACGGTGACGACGCCTAGAGCGACGGTCGCGTCGGCGGTGGTCGTATAGTCGATGCCGAGGCCGTTCTGCAGGAGCGCGCCGGCCGGAACGGTGACGCCGTTGGTGCTGACCCCCGTAGATGTCGCGGGGCCGGTCGATCCCGTCGCGGCCTTCGGGAAAACACCCCAAAACGACGCCCATCGATAGAGGTGGGCGCTGTCGGCCGTGTCGGGAAACACCTGGTCGGCGATGTAGGCCAGATAGCCGTAGGCGCCGTCCATGGCCCCGCCGTGCATGGTGGCGACGCCGTTAAGCATGGTGCGGCGCAGGTTGGAGTCGGCGCCGGGGATGCGGGCGTTGAGATCGTCGCGATCGCGGGCCACCAGGTCGGATCGGGTCGGGCGGATGAAGTCGGTGGAGGCGGTCATGAATTCTTCCAGGTGAAGTCGAAATTCAGACGCGCCTGGCCGCTCGGCCGCTCGACGGTCACGGCGAGCGCCAGCCAGCCGAGATGGGGAAAGCTGGCCACCACGCCGACGGCGCTGGCCACTCCATCGTCGATGAGCCACTGGAGGGCGTCGGTGGCGTATTGCTGGGCGCGCGCCAGCACAGAGGGGAGCTGCTTCTCGCGATCGAGCAACCACAGCTTGGAGCCCTGCGCATCGCCGGGAATCTGGGCGTAGGTGTCGCCCCACCAGCCGCGCCGATCGCCGCCCGGCTGGGGCAGCACGTCGTCGTCGCCGGCGCGGGCGTCGGTGAACAGGGAGATGACGATCGCCGTCCGCATGCCGTCATCTCCGGCGAGATCCGCGCCGGCCATGAAGATGTCGGCCGCGAAGTCGCCGTCGGTGCTGACCTTCAGGGCGATGTCGGTCATCCGCAGGTGACCTTGGCGGAGCCGGAACTGATCGTGCCTGCGCCCAGGTCGACCGTGTCGCCGACCCGCGCCACGGCCTGACCTCCCGTCGCCCCCAGCTCCACGTCGTCGGACGTGATCACCACCTTGGGCGCGGTGACATCCACCTCGGCGTCGGAGTGGATGGAGACCTTCAGCGGGCTGCTGATGAGGATGCCATCGCGCGTCAGGTGCGCCACCTGGCCCTGATCGTCGTAGAGGGCGACTTCACCCGCCGCCAGGCCGACGAGGCGGTAGCGGCGGTCCTCGACGGCCACCACGATGCCGTGCGAGCGCAAACCGCCCACGCTGACCATGACGGCCTCGGCATCGGGAAACGGGACGGAGGTCAAGCCGTAGTTCTGAAACCGTTCGATGCCATCGGCCGTCTCGCCGTCCAGGAGGTCGAGCTGCAGCGACTGGGCCTGCTGGGTGTCGTCGATCGCCGACAGGACGCCCCGCGCGACGGCCATGAAGGCGCGGCGGCGGGCGTCCTTCACCGCGTGGTGGAGAGCGGCCATCATGTGGCGAGGTCCGCCAGGGCGTTGAGACCGGGCCCCTTGCCCTTGCGGCCCTTGCGGCCCTTGCTCCCCTTGGCGGCCTTCATCCCCAGTCCGGCGTGGCGATTGTCCAGGCGTGAGACGCCGACGCCCTTCACTTCGCCGAGCGAATAGGCCTCGGGCCGGGTGACGTGGATCTCCGAGGTCGTGCCGGCGTCGTCGACATTGAATTCGACCTCGTTAATCAGGAGATCGCCCTGCAGGCCCAGATCGGGCGCGGCCGTGGTGATAAGCCGGTTGGAGGTCCAGAGAGCGCCGGCGGCGTCGCGCGCCCCTGTCCGGGTCAGCTTGCCGGTCTGGGCCCGCCCGGCACGGACGGTGGCGGCGAAAAGGGCCCGATCGTTGGCCGAGCCGGAATCGGCCTGTTCCTCGGCCATGATCATCAGCGGCCGATAGCGCGTCACCTGGGGGTCGGTGACCGTGGCCGAGACCTGGGAGACAGTCTTGCCGTGGTCGTGGTTGTCGCCCTGGCGCTGGCCCTTGACGACATAGATCGAGAACCGCTCGGTGGCGTTGTGCTTGGCTTCGCCGATTTTGAGGTTGGCCCCAGCCCCACCCAGCGCGAGCTGGCCGCCGGCGCGAATCTGGCCGGGCGCGGCGAGCAGGAGATCGCCGGTGGGCGTCTCGATGGGCAGTAGCCCTCGCTGTTGCACGAGCCGGTCGATCGCGTCCTTCACCGCCTCGCCCTGCTGGATGGCGAAGGCCTTGAACGGTGCGCCGGTGTCGCCCTCGGTGGTCACCGATATCCCGAAGGGAGCGCAGAGGTCGGAGACGATCTGCTCGATCTTTCGACCGCTCCAACGTCCCGGCTTGTTCAGCGCCGAACAGTCGACCAGGTCGCCGGTGCGCCCGCGCCCCTTGATCTGGATCGAGTGTTCCTCGGCGCTTTCCTTGGGCTCGACCTCATCTACCCAACCAGTCACCTTCAGCTCGCCGTCCACCAGGAGTTTGACGGCGTTCCCTGTCTGCACTGACCAGAGGTCCGGTTGGCCAGGCCAGCGATCGGTGGAGACGATGTCGAAGCTGGCCGCCATGATGTCCAAGCTCACGACGGCCTTGATCCGCTTCCAGCCGCCATAGCTTTGGCCATTGACCAACATGTCCCACTTGGGCGTGGTGCTAGACGGCGACATTGAGCACCTCGATCGCCACGCCGCCTGGGACGAACAGGGGGGCGTCGATGACGTTGCGGGCGATGATGTCGTCGGCGAACGAGGCGTCGCCGTAGAGCCGTTGGGCGATGACCACGGCCGGTTCCGTCACCGAGGGTATGTAGGCGTAGAGGCTCGCCAGCGAGGCGCCGCGCGCGGTCACGTCGCGGACCATGGCCAGGCGCAGGGCGTCGATGGAGGTGGCCAGGTTGTCGTCTCCCCCGTCGGCGATGGCGGTGGCCAGGGTGTCGAGCTGGTCGGCCAGGGGATCGCGCACCCCCACCGCCTCGTCGTAGGAGGAGAAGTCGGTCTGGGCGACCTGGCTGACGACGGCGGCCGCCGCCGCGCATTGGATGAGCTGGACGAGCGCCGTCTGGTTCGCCGCCTGGGCCAGGCGCGACGGCGTCGATCCCACGACGGCCGGGAGCGCGGCGCCAAAGCCGATCATGCCGGAGAGCTGGGCGATGGCGTCGTCGGAATAGGCCGCCAGGTCGCCCACGCCGGCGACGGCGGTGAAGACGCCGGCGACCAGGGCCGGGGGATTGGTGAGCAGGCCGACGCCGTCGGCGCTGATCGCCGCCACCTGCTGTTCGATCGCGAAGGCGTCGGACGCGAACGGCTGCACGGCCGCCAGGGCCTGCCCGATCGTCTGGCCGATCGAGCCCAGAAGGCCCGAGGCGGCGTCGCCCACGAACGCTTCGGTGGAGCTGACGTTCAAGTTGGCCGCCACCGACGCGGCCGAGGCCGTCTGGACGTCGGCCGCCGCCGCGATGGCCGCCGTGCCGGTGTCCGGAGTGGCGGCGGGCTCGGTGTCGACGCCGGCCTCGGTGAACGGCATCGAGAAGGTGGCCATGCCGCCGGCGGCGGTGGAATCGAGCACCTGGCAGACGCCCACGGTCGCCTGAACCGAGCCGAGGTAGGGATGGACGAGTGTCCCAGCTCCCGGCGCTTCGATCGCGGCGATCAGGGCGTTGCGGGCCAGGTCGTAGTCATCGCCGATGACCACCGCCTCGATCGACCACTGGCGCGCCTTGCGCCCGAGGTCCTCGCTCCACGGCGTGTCGCGCTGGGGATACTCGTGGAGCTGGTTTCGCCGGCCGAACTGGGCGGGCGATTCCTGGATGGAGAAGGGGACGCCTCGGAACGAACCCTCGCCGGTGAAGCGGTCGCGCCAGCTCATCCGGGGAAGACCCCACGACTGACGCTCGCCGTGGCGTCGCCGCTGGCGCTGACCGACTTCACCTTTGGCTGGCCATCGGAGGTCACATGGACATGCACCGCGACCTTGCCGTTGGCGGCGGCCGCGCCGGGCTTGCCGGCCGCGCCTGGCGTCCCTCCGGCGCCCGGCCTGCCTATCGCTCGCGCCGGGCCCGGCGTCGGAGCGGCGTGCGCGAGGTGGCGGATCGTCGGCGCCATCGCGGCCGACGCCAGGGCCGGCGCCATCGTCGCGGTGAGGCCGATCGCGCCGACCTTCAGAAGGGTCTTCAACCAGTCGGGCGTCATGGCGGCGAGCTTTTTCCAGGCGCCTGAGAAGGCGTTTTCGATATCGGACCAGAGCTTGCCGAACCATCCGGTGAGACCCGACCAGGCGTCGGTGACGACCTTCAGGCCGACCCGCGCCATCGGCGCGACGAACTTCCAGAAGGCCGAGAAAATCCCGCCGACCAGCGCCCAGTAGCCCTTGAAGAAGCCGGCGATCGGGGCCCAGACGCCCTTGGTGAGCCGAACGGCGGCGCCGGCGAAGGCCGCGACCTGGCTCCAGATCGACGAGACGTAGCTCGCGAAGCTGCCGAACAGGCCTTTGACGAACCCGACCAGACCTGTCCAAAGCGGTTTGAGCGAGGCCACTCCGGCGGCGGCGACCGAGCTGAAGCCGGCCCAGAAACCCTTGAAGAAGGCGCTGATCGGTTTCCAGTTCTTGATCACCACGAAGGCCACCGCGGCGATGGCGGCGCCGGCGAGGACGAAGGGCCACGCCGCGACGGCGAGCGCGACGATGGCTGGGGCGAGCGCGACGATGCCGGCTGCGGCCATGGCGATGTTGGCGACGAACCCGACCCCTAGCGCGACCCCCAGGGCGATCATCGCGCCGGCCACCACCTTGCCATTGCCGGCCAGGGCGAGGAACTTGGCGGCGAGATCGAGGACCTTGGGCAGCAGTTCGGGAATTTTGCCGACAAGCAGATTGATCGACGAGGTGAGCTTCTTCAGCTCGCCCGGCTTCATGTGCTCGACCCAATCGGTCATCTTGCCGATCGCCGCGGTGAGGGTGGGGATGAGCTGGTTGCCGATCTTGATCTCAAGGCCCTGGATGGCGGCGCCCATCTTGTTCTTGGCCTGGATGTATTTCTCGGCCGCCTCGACGTCATCCTTGCCCATGATGGCGCCGGTGGCGGCCAGTTCGGCGCCGAATTTCTTGATCGCGGCGCTGCCGCCGGCCGCCATGGGCAGCATCTGAAAGCCGGCCCGCCCGAAGACCGTCATCGCCGCCCACGCGCGAACCGCGCCATTCGAGATGCCCTTGAGACCGTCCATGATCCGATTGAAGGCTTCGTCGGGGTGGCCCGAAAGCAACTTGAGTTGCGGTGTCGTGATCTTCAGCGCCGCGAAGGCGCGAAGCTGCTGCTTCTGACCCAAGAGCGCGGCGACCGTGTTGCGTTCCATCAGCGCCAGGCCGTGGCCGAGGATCTCGGGATCGACGCCGACCTGCTTGGCGGCGTAGCTCAATTTCTGGATCGTCTCGGCGGTCACCCCAGCCTTCTGCGCCGCGTGGAGGAAGCCTTCCCCCATCTCGGCGGTCTTGTTGGTGATGTTGAGTATCCCGGCGGCGGCGGCCGTCACCCCGCCGATCAGGGCCGCGCCGCC